AAGGCATTAAAAAAGGACTTAATTAAGATGTTTTATGAGAAATTAGACGGTTTTTACGCGATATATGGGGAATGGATGTCCTAAATTATAGATTTCCTACCTAAACTCCACGGAAGTTGTGATATAAGATTTGTCTCGCGGGCTTTTTTTATTTTCTTAAATTTTTTTGTCAGAAACGGCTCCTGCTGAACATAGAAAGTAGAAACAGATGTTTGGCACAAAGGAGTTATGAAATGCAGACTAAGGAATCAAAGATTGACAGTAAAGCCATCAGAAAATACACGGCTGAGGAACTTAAGAATGAGTTCAACTATTTAAGAGCAAAGCAGATCACTGGAATGATGCTCAGCAGGGGACTTATTACTCATGATGAGTATCGTCTCATTATGGCAGAAAACAAAACCACGTTTCCGACCTTTCTCTCCTCAATACTCGATTGTTGAGTTGCTATAGACGGCATACAGAGCAATGGTATAGTCACGGAGGTAAGTTTATGAAAAAGATAATTGATTTCGAACAGAGTGGTTATTTTCTGCGATTTAAATCAGAGGTTAAGCCTCTGACACCGGAGCAACTTAAGACTGAATTTATGTTCTTATGGGCGGAAATGATAACAAGAAATATGCTGAACGATGGAGTGATCTGCCGTGATGAATACCTTCTTATCATGGCGGAGAACAGGCTCTCGTTCCCGACATATCTTGCGCCATTATTCTGATTATTGAGTTGCTATAGCAGGCACACAGAGCAAATATGTTACCGAGAACAGAGGAAACGAGACAATGAAAAAGATAATCAAAATAGAGCCGTCAGCAGTTGGAAAGGTACTGATGCGTAAGCGGGTGGCTGCCTATTGCCGCGTATCCACAGGAAGTGATGAGCAGCTTGAAAGTCTGGAAACCCAGAAGACACATTACGAGGAGTACATATCCTCAAATCCGGAATGGGAGTATGCCGGACTTTATTACGATGAGGGCATAACAGGCAGAAGGAAGGATCTGCGTCCGGCACTGATGCAGATGATGAGGGACTGCGAGGCGGGGAAAATTGATGTGATTTTAACAAAGTCGCTCAGCCGTTTCGCCAGAAACACCATGGACTGTCTTGAACTGGTTCGCAGACTTCAGGAACTTGGCATCACGGTTTACTTTGAGAAAGAGAATCTCAATACCGGGAAGATGGAATCTGAACTGCTGCTGTCAGTGATGAGTGGTCTGGCTCAGAGTGAATCCGAATCAATGTCCCAAAACAACAAATGGTCTGTACGCCGGCGTTTCGAGGATGGTACCTTCAAGTCCTGCTGTGCTCCGTTCGGCTACTCAATTAAAGACGGGGTTTATTCAATAAATGAGGATGAGGCTAAGTGGGTCAGATTCATGTTCGACAACAGCGTGAAAGGACTCAGTTCTCATCAGGTTGCACAACTGCTTACTGAAAATAATGTTCCAACAAGAAACGGTGGTAAGTGGCGGGCATCAACCGTATGTTCAATTTTAAAAAACGAGAGATATATCGGTGACTGTCTGTTTCAGAAAACATACAAAGATTCTAATTGCAGGCGGCGCTGGAACTATGGCGAAGCGGATCAGTTTTATGCAAAGGAACACCACGAAGCCATTATCAGCAGGGAGGTGTTTGATGCGGTTCAGAATTCGCTGGAACTCAGGGCGAAGGAAAAGCATCTCAACATTGGCAAAGCAAATACCCATTATCCATTTACCGGGAAAATTGTCTGCGGTGAATGCGGAGCAATGCTCGTCAGACATATAAATACCATCGGCACTGTTAAATCTCCGGTATGGGTATGCCGTGAGCATCTCCACCATAAGGAAAAATGCTCGATGAAGTATGTAAAGGAGTCTGCTCTGAAATCAGCTTTTTCCACCATGATGAACAAGCTGATTTTTGCCAGTGACGAACTTCTGCAGGGACTTCTTAATGATATACGCAGACAGAATAACAATGCCAACAGGGTACGAATGGAAGAGATTGATGCGGCCATAAGTGAAATGACTGACCGCAGACAGTCTCTTTCCCTGCTTGCCGGCAAGGGATATCTGGATTTGGCTGCATTTGCTCAGGAGAATAACAGCCTCATCAACGAAACTGAAAAGCTGAGGAAGGAAAAGGAGCAGATTATCAAAGGTGCTAACGATCAGAAACATCGAACAGCGGCGTTGGAGGAACTTGTCCGGTTTACCGGGAAAAAGGAGATGCTTTCGGAGTTTGACGGGGAGGTTTTTGAAAACTTTGTCGATCATGCGACTATCGTCTCAAGAGCCTCTGTTACTTTCCATCTGAAATGCGGACTTAATCTTAGCGAGGTTATTCAAAAATGAACAAAGGACATACTCCATTCGGATACAGAATTCAGAACGGTATTGCAGTAGTTTGCCACGATGAGGCCAGACGACTAAAGCAGATTTACAAAGGCTATCTGTCTGGACTTGGTTACATTGATGCTGCGGAGCAGGTGGGATTGCATTTGAGTCATGGCAGTATAAAACGGCTTCTGCAAAACCGGCATTATATCGGGGATGAGTTTTATCCTGCCATCATCGACAGGAAAATGTTTGATGCGGCAGAGCGGGAACGACGCCGACGTAGTACCAGACTAGGCAGAGACAATCTGAAGAAGACATTTTCCGACAAAATTATGATTCCTAAAGAATTCACCATGGGAAAAGCGAAAAGTAGGATTGCAGAACCCTTTGCTCAGGCTGAGTACCTTTACAGTTTAATAGAAGTAAGAGAGGTATAAATTGGCATCAATAACTATGATCCCAGCCAAAAAGCGTGTCGGTACCAGAGTTGTTCAGGATGAAGTTCCTAAAACACGAGTGGCAGCTTACTGCCGAGTGTCTACTGATACCGATGAGCAGGCAACTAGCTACGAAGCTCAGGTGGAGCATTACACGAAATACATCAAGCAGAATCCGGCATGGGAAAGTGCCGGCATATACGCTGATGATGGTATATCAGGAACAAATACCAAAAACCGCGTTGAGTTTAACAGGCTTATAGATGACTGCATGGCTGGCAAAATTGACATGGTGGTTACCAAGTCCATCAGCCGTTTTGCCCGTAATACCCTGGACTGCCTCAAATACATAAGACAGCTTAAGGAAAAAAACATAGCTGTTTATTTCGAGAAGGAGAATATCAACACGCTTGATGCCAAAGGTGAGGTGATGCTCACCATCATGGCATCTCTGGCTCAGCAGGAAAGCGAAAGTCTTTCGCAGAACGTTAAACTCGGACTTCAGTACCGTTACCAGCAGGGGAAGGTACAGGTCTGCACCACACGTTTTCTTGGATATGACAAGGATGAAAACGGAAAGCTCATCATCAACAAGGAAGAAGCTGAAGTGGTGAAACGAATCTTTCGGGAATATCTAGAAGGTTACAGCTACAACATCATCAGCAAGGGACTGGAGGCTGATGGTATCAAGACTGCAGCGGGTAAAACCAAGTGGGTTGCAACAACACTGCGTAAGATTCTCAGAAACGAAAAGTACATTGGCGATGCTCTCCTGCAGAAGACTGTCACCACAGATTTTCTTACCAAAAAGAGGGTGGAGAATAAAGGGCTGGTTCCACAGTATTATATCGAGAACAATCATGAGCCCATCATTCCGAGGGAGCTGTTTCTGCGTGTACAGGAGGAGATGGCCAGACGTGCCAGTCTTGAAACCAATGTGTTGAGACGCAGACAGTACAGTGGCAAGTACGCTCTTACAAACATTGTCTTCTGTGCTCATTGCGGGGAGGTTTTTCAGAGAACCCAGTGGAACATACGTGGAAATAGAAGAAATGTATGGCGATGCCTTTCACGTCTCCAAAAGAAACGGTCTAAGATAGACTGTCCGGCGAGAACGGTAAATGAAACAGATCTTCACGCAGTGGTACTGAAAGCCATCAATGAGGTCTACGCAAAACAGGATAATTTCCTGCCACAGCTAAAAGCAAACATCGCAAAAGACAATATGAAACGACCTCCACGAATGAATGCAAAACGTGGATTTACCGTGTAAACTGTAGATGTTAATAAAACAGAAACGGATTTACCGCATACATTGAATGAATTTACTACATACATTGAAT